GGCAGAGATTGACCTATCAGAATACAACCATACTTGGAGCTATTCAAACATTGCTAATTCGTGGGCAAATTATATAATCAAGAATAGCGTATCTTATAACAACTTTGTAGGAGGCAACCCAAATGGCGAAGGCTACGTTTACCCCTTAATAGATAATGGATTAAGCACATTAGTTAATAATGTAGCAGCAGAATTAGAATACGAATTAGAAAAGTCTATGTACCCTGCTATTTATATCAAGCAGATAGTAGATAAGATATTTAGTCAGTCGGGTTATAGGTATGAATCAAACTTTTTTAATAGCGTAATATTTAAAAGGTTAATTATGCCTTTCACTGGTGGTACATTTATAGCAACTGAAAATCTAATAAATGATAAAACCTTTATAGTAAAAAATGCAAGTTCAGTTACGTATACTACTACAAACACAAATGGCCCAAGCGATGTAAAAAAATATTTATTTGACACTATTGTTCAAGATACAAGCGTTCCAAGTGTTGACTTAGCAAATGACAAAATAGATATTAATACTTCCACTGCGGGTTTTACAAACTTTGCGTTTCAAGGGGATATTTTGATTACAAATACTAGTGGTTCAACATTTCCTGCGTTAACGGCAATAGCAATAGTTTTTGATGTAGAGCAATATAGAGGAGGTAGTCGTTTTAAAGCGTCTCATCATGAATTTGCAACTACTGCTAATTTATTACCTAATGGAAACTCTGTAACGAAAAGTGTAAATTTTAGCAGTCCAGAATTTAATGTTGAATCTGGCGACGATATATATGTAAAATTATCTTGGAGATTAGCAACTAATACAGGTGTATTTAATCCTTCTTTAATTTCAATAAGATTAAATTCAAATTGTATATTTAAAAGTTCACCAAGTTCAAAATATACAGAAGGAAATACGATTGATATTAGTTCAACATTACCAAGAGAAATTAAGCAAAAGGACTTTTTAACTTGGTTATTTAGGGCGTTTAATCTTTATGCAGTTCCTGACACGATAGACGCAAACAAATTAATCATTGAACCAAGAGATGACTTTTATACCTCTGATATAGTAGACATAACAAATAATTTAGACACAAGCAGCGAGTTAATGGTTACCCCTATGGGAGTTCTTGATTTTAGGGATTTTGTTTTAAAGTATAGAGAGGATAAAGACGAATACAATACTAAATACCAAGAACTATTCGGGGAGGTTTATGGAACTAAAAAATATTCGGTTCAAAATGACTTCTTAACCCAAACTAATAGCGTAGAGATTGGATTTAGTCCTTCTCCATTAGCGAGTTCAAATGGATATCACGATAGAATCTTTACTAAGATTAGAAAGGTAGACCCAAATAGTCAGAATAGTGAGTTACCTTCTTATAATATTAGAATGCTATATTATGGTGGTTTAGTTGCAACTAGTCAGGGTTGGAAGTTAAAGACAAGATTAGACGGAACAATTACTTTCGGTTCAGACTTTCCTTATGCTGGAATGCTTGACGATACCTTAAATCCGACATTTGACTTGTCATTTGCGCAACCTAAGGCTATTTATTATGGACTTGGGTCGACTACCTATACAAATGGGAATCTATTTAATAGGTATTGGAAAAAGACAATAGAGGAAATTACGGACAAAGATTCCAAGATAATCAAAGGTAAGTTTAGATTAAATGAAGTAGAGTTTAGCAATTTATCATTTAGAAAAATATATCTACTTGATAAACAATATTATAGACTTTACTCGGTAGACCATAACTTAAACTCAAATGAGTTGGTTAACTTAGAACTATTGAAATTAAAGGCAGCACCTTCATTCACTTTGGTAAGTGGTAGTGGTAATGGTGGAAGCGGTGGCGTAATTGCAGACGAGGAGATGCCAATGTATGTTAGGACAGACAATACAGATTATTTTGATTCACAAGTAAGGACTCAATTTAGGACAAGAGAGCAAGGTGCTGATAATATGTATCTACAATTTGGAAGCGATATTAATTTTGTAGAAACAAGCGGAGATGCTTATTTACCTGATGCAGCAACTATTCCACCCTTGACAGGTGACCCTATAATAATAGTTAAGAATATAAATGGAGGGGCAGTTAAAATATATCCAATAAATACAGATAACCTAATTAATGGAGGTTCAGATTATAACTTGCAACATCAACATTGCGTTTGGTTTGTAGCTTATAAAGGTAATTGGCAAGTATTAAACACAGTAAACACAGGAGGTGGATAATGATAGAACTTATTAAAAATTTCGAGTTGATTTACAAGGTAGTTCAACTTAAAGATAAGAATTTGATAGACATAATTAAAAGTGTGAAATAATGGTAAAAGATATTTTATTAAGACTTGGCATTGATATAACAGGTGCGAAGGATGGGTTACAAAAAGGAACTAAGGAGTTCAAAGAGTATGAGGCATCTGTTAAGAAAGCCAAAGACCAAACCGATGGGATGCTTGAAGCAGGAGAGCAAATGCCTGGAATTATGGGTCAGGCTGCTACGGGTGTAAAGGGGTTAATTGGAACAGTTAGAACTTTAACGGCTGCGTTACTTGCTAATCCAATCGGAATGATTTTCGCTGCAATAGCGGTGCAGGTTGGCGTTTTGGTTGCGATATTCAAAGACTTTGCTCCAATAACTGACTTAATTGCGGATAAGTTTGCAAGGCTTCAAGGTATGTTTAGTGGGTTACAAACTGCGGTTTATAACTTCACTCAGGGTTTAGGCTTTAGTACTAAATCTATAAACGAACAGGCAGATGCAGCAGAGAGAGCCTCTCAAATGCTTAGAGATTACGAGGATAATTTAAGTGCATTTAATTTAAAGCAAGCGCAATATGAGGCACAAATTGACAAGCTATTAAAGCAAGCCAAGAATAAAGCTATAAGTGACAAAGAAGCACAAGAATTAATTAAACAGGCTGGTAAGTTACAAGATGAGCAAATAAAAGAGTTAGAAAAGAACGCAAGAATAGAAACTTCAATATTAGTTGAAAAAGCAAAAAAAGCAGGTGCAACTTACAAGCAAATATTAGCGATTCAAAATGGGGCAACTATTCAAAGTCTAAATAACGTAAAGAATAGTGCAGATGATGAATTAAAAATATTACAAGAAAACTATCAAAAAAGACTTCAAGAAGAATCACGACTTGATGAAAAACGAATTAAGATAGAAAATGCAGAGGCAGCAAGGCAAGAAAAAATAAAAGCCGAACAAGAAAAGAGAGCAGCCGACAAAGCTAAACGTGATGAAGAACAAAGGAAAAGAGAGGAAGCCGAAAGTAAAGATAGAGCCGATAGAGCAAAAGAATTTGATGACAAAGTAAAGAAACAGGAAGAAAACGAAAGGGCAAGGAAAAGTTCTTTATTATTGTCTGAACGTGAGGAGTATGCAGCACACATTGAGGATTTAAAGGCTATTCAAAATGACGAGTTACTTTCTAAAGAGAAAAGATTAGCAGCGATTGAGGAGTTAAATCAAAAGGGTGTTTTATCTGACCAACAAGCAGCAGACGCAAAAGTAAAGATTGCACAAGCGGAATCGGATGCCAAGATGCAAGCCTTAGAGGCGTATAGTCAACTATTAAGTAGTATTTCAAATTTAGCGGGTAGAGAAACGGCAGCAGGAAAAGCCTTAGCGGTTGCAGCAACTACAATTGATACCTATGTAGCAGCATTTAGAGCATATAAAGAAGGGTTTAAGATAGACCCTACTGGAACATTTTCTATTATATCGGCAGCAGCAGCAGCAGCTACAGGAATAGCAGCAGTTAAAAACATTCTATCCGTAAAAGTTCCAAATGGTGGCGGCGGTGGAGGTGGTAGTTTGCCAAATGTAGCTGCACCACAAACAAGACCATCGAGCGGCTTTACAATGTTAGGCAATGAGAATCCATTAAGAACAATTAGCGAAGGCGAAAAGGTTAAAGTGTTTGTAACTGAATCGGACATAACCAACTCGCAAAACAAAGTAAGCAGCATCCAAGCAAAAGCCACAATAGGTTAAAATAAATCAAAGTTTAAATATTTAAGGTTATGGAATTACCATTATACGAGTTACTCATAGACGAAGCAGACGAATCAGGCGTGGACTTTATAGCCTTAGTAGATGACCCTGCTATTAAAAAAGGTTGGCAAGCGTTCCAAAACTTCCAAGATAGTTACTCAGATTATCCCGAGGCAGCAAAAGAAAACGCTAAAATAGCTTTAAGATGGGCAGAGGAAAACGGATGGGGCGATTGTGGAACGGCAGTAGGGAAGGCAAGGGCAAATCAATTAGCTAATGGCGAACCAATTACAAGGGAAACGATTGCGAGAATGGCAGCCTTTGAACGTCACAGACAAAACTCAAATAAAGAATTAGGCGATGGATGTGGTAGATTGATGTGGTTAGCGTGGGGAGGAGATGAAGGTGTAGAGTGGGCGCAAAGAAAATTAGACCAATTAGATAGAAAAACCGAGTTTAAGTTCAAAGCGGATAAGGAAAAGAGAATCATTAGTGGCCCAGCTATGATAGCTAACTTACCTATTTATAGAAGGCGCAAAGATGGAACTGAATACTATGTAATGTTCAAACCCGAAACGATTAAAGAGATAGTAGAAAAGTTCTTTAGAAACCAATATTCGAGTAACTTTAATATTATGCACCGCAAAAACATTTTAGCGGAGGGAGTTTACTTAATCGAATCTATGATTATTGATAGTGAGCGTGGAATAAAAACACCATTAGGATTTGATGAGTTAAGCGAAGGTAGTTGGTTTATTTCGTGCAAAGTAGATAATGACAAAGTGTGGGATGATTACATTAAAACAGGTGTATTTGCAGGCTTCTCAGTTGAAGGCGAGTTCATAGAAAAGAAGATTAGTCACGCAAATAAGCAACTTGACGAAATCTTAGCAATTTTAGAAAAGGTAAAATAAATTAAAACGAAAAATCAAATTAATATTTAATATCATGGAAGCACAAGAAGCTATTAAAAGAATCAAAATTGCATTAGGTATGGAAAAGCCTAATCAAGAATTTAAAGAGGCTAAGTTAGCCGATGGAGTAACTATTGTAACTTGGGAAGGTGAGTTAGAAGGAGCAGAGTTGATGATAGTAAGCGAAGAAGGTAAAATACCTGCACCCGATGGCGACCACACATTAGAAAGTGGCGAGATTGTAACTGTTGCCGATGGTAAAGTAATCGCTATCACACCTAAGAAAGAGGAAGAAGAAGAAGAAGCAGAGGTAGAAATTGAGTTAGGTAAAGAAGAAAAGAAAGAATACGATATGGAAGCTATCAACACTATGTTAAAAGAGTGTATGGCTAAAATTGAAGTATTAGAAAAGAAAATGGGCGAAGTTAAATTAGAGGAAAAGATTGAAGAAGCTATGAGTGCAATCAGCGCACAAAAAGAAGCCTTTACTTCATTAGTAGAGGTAGTAGACAAAATAGCTAAATCTCCAAGCGATGAGCCTGCTGACAATGGCAACTTATTTAGTTCAATGAAAGTTTCTAAAGAATTAGAGACAGAAAAGTTAAACGATTTTGCACAAGCACTTAAAAATTTAAAAAACAAATAAAAGATTATGGCATTTAATGTAACCGCCTTAGCTAATTATACTAAGGCAAACGAAACCCAGTTATTGACTAAAGCCCTTTTTGGTGCTAAGTCTATTAGCTTATTCACTCCTCAAATTGGAGTTAAATCTACTCAGCAAGTAAACACTATGGATACTGATGCAGTATTCCAAGCAGATTCTTGCGGATGGTCAGCAAGTGGAACTACTACCTTCTCAGGTCGTACTTTGACAGTTGCTGCAATTAAAGTTCAAGAGGCCCTTTGCCCTAAAGACTTAAACACTAAGTATTTGCAATTGACTTTGCCACGTGGTTCAAAAGACGATTCAATTCCTTTCGAACAAAAGTATGCTGAGTATAAGTCAGGCTTAATCGCTGAACAATTAGAAACAAGTGTTTGGCAAGGTAACACTGCAAGCGCAAATCCTGCTTTAAATCGTTTTGATGGTTTAATCAAGATTATTGATGCTGCTTCTGGAGTTATTGAAGCAAACGTATCAGGATTCATGACAGGTGCGCCTTATAGCGTATCAGGTGGAATCACAGTAAACAACATCATCAACATCATGCAAGGTGTTTACAGAGCATTGCCTGTTGAATTGTTAGGAAAAGCAGATACTAAAATCTTCATCGGTATGAACAACTTTAGAACATACCAAATGGCTTTAACTAATGCTAACTTGTTCCACTACAATGCTGATAGTTCAGTAAGTAATTTTGAAATCGTTATTCCAGGTACTAACTTAACTGTTATCGGAGTAAATGGTTTGAACTCTACTAACAGAATCTATGCTATGCAGTTATCAAATGTTTTCTTTGGAACTGACTTATTAGGTGAAGAAGATAACTACGAAATTTTCTACGCTAAAGAAGCAATGGAGGTTAGATACCACGTAGCTTTCAAA